CTGAAGATTCAAGACCGAAGGTCAGCACCACAACATGGCAAAATGCGCCTAGACGAGTTCAGTTCTGTAAAATCTGGATGTCACGAATCGCGTCGCTGGAATTATATAACCGCTTTAATAATACGCGAGTAAACTCTTCCTCTATGTTACGAATTTCGTTATTCATACTGTAAGAGGCGAATTGGAATCCGGCCCATGTGAGTAATCCTAGACACAATAAAGTGATTAGATGTAAAATCGGCTTTAAGATAACATTGTTCAGAACCATCAACGTAATCTTGAATATTAAACTGATATAGAACTTGATTAATGACCTAAATTGTCTAAATTGTTTACGACACCACTTATTAAATCTACATGAGTATGAGTCATAAACTAAATGATCTTTGTGACTATCAAGCTGTACTATCATGTTTAGAATAGTAAAAAGGATATTGATTAAAATGACGTTATATTGTAAATTTGCGGAATACGCTAAATTTATTACCAATGTCTACGGGCTCAGTTTGCCTAACAAAAGTTTTCTGGAGGCGTAAGCGATTAATAGGCAAGGGAGAAAAAAATGGTGAATAGCATACCAACGTATCATTCATAAAACGAACTAAGCTATTCTCATTCGCATATCTTGCGTATTGTTCTCGCATTGACGTAACGAATGAATCGTCTTTACCATCAAACAAATCAGCACGCATCTTAAAACTGAAGGAATCATATTTCTCACTGAACACCATTATGCCAAGGTAAGTCTGAGTGTTGACGCAACAAAACAACAGTCGAATAGCGTTAGCAAATATGTTGTTCTCATCCGTAACTCTCTCAAGCACACCAGAAACTGCAGGAGTAATTTTGCTCTCAAAAAACTGGGAAGCATAGGAAATGGCAAGTTGATGAAGTACAAAAGTAATAATTTCATGTAAAATATTGGAATTGGCAAATGTAATGACACCGTTGGGCGTAATCTTAGTAATGTCAACATATTTGAATCCGGTAACATTCTTAAGCTTGCAAGAAATTTGAATTGAAATGCCCAACTCACATGAAATATCAGTATTCTTCCGGTTTATTTGAGGATAAATATTTATGCCTGTAATAACTGGTGTAACGTCTTTGTCTTCATCATCATTATTATACATTGAAGGTTTAAGTAATTCAAACATAGCAGAAATGTTGGTATGGAAATCAACAATAGTTTGATAATGCTGATGTAAATGTGTCTCTGCCTCCTCACTACCGTTGGTAACATTACATGCTTGGACAAATTCTTTATATATGGTTAGATTACCATTTAATGCGTCAATTAAACAGTCAAATACTTTTGGTTTTAGGTGGGTACTGACATTAAAATCGGTTTGTCCTCTGACTCCGAGCTCTTCAATGGTATGACAAATATTTAAAAATGTTTTTTCTTGTGCTTTTAATTTTGATTCTGTTCGTTGATTTAATTTGTTGCTGGTTAATGTTACGTGCGATTCATTTACAGTGCCGCATTCACAAAACTGATTCTCGAAGATAGTACTCATATTGTGGCCCCCGCAAGGAACAAATTGCAGTTGAATCTTTTATGTCCCGGGG